TAGTCGGCAGGTGGGTTTTTGAGGTATTCCTGGTGCTTGGATATGGCCGCTCCGAGGGTATTCTGGCTACCTACCCCTTCCGAAGCGGCTTTCGTCGCTCCAGGAGCCTGTATTGGGCTGCTAGGGGTATGTTTTGACCACTCCGAGTACATCTCCCCCGGTTTCTCCACGTACCCACCCTCGATCAGAGCCCTCCGCAGCGCCCCCTCGCCCTCAGCGTTATGTGTCCGGGTGGCGTTCGCACCACTGTCTGTACGTACAGTAGCCCCACGGTCGAGGGCCATCTTCACGTGCTCGATGATCTGGTTTACTCCGGTAAACCCTCGGCCTCTGCCTGGCACGCTCACCACCACGACCTTGCCGGTCATGTCTGCGTCATTCTTCGGGCTGAAGCGCTTGCCCTCAGCCTGAGCAGCCCTGCCGAGATCTCCGGCGTAGCCCTCTGGGCTGATGGGGGCGATGATCCGGTCAGCACCCAGCAGCTTCGCCGTTTCCTTCGGTTGGTGGGCACCCGGCGCCTTGGGCGGGGTCTTGAGTAGCGGGGGGGATACCCTGGGGGATACCTCGCTAGGTTCCTTGGTCTCTACCTGTCTAGGTTCTTTTTTGGGAGCACCGAGCTCTCTGACGGCAGTCATCGTGTCTTTCTCGCCACGCTTCTCGCCGTCGAATTTCGCACCCAGGTTAGGCACAGTGAGTACCCCCCGGTTCTTGTCAACCAGCCCCTGCAGGAACCGCTTCATGCCACCTTTAGGCACGAACGACGTAGCCACAGGTGCCAGCTTCGACCGCTCCAGCAGCGCTCTGCCCCCAGGCTTAACAGCCTCGTCCAACTTCTCGGCCTTCTTCTGGTCGTTGTACCCAGACAAGAAGTTCACCAGCTTACGCACCTGCCCCACATCCAGCACAGGTGGCAGCCTTGGAGTCTTCGGGTCCGGCAGGGCGGCGCGCATGATCTCGGCGGCCACGGCTGAGCGCAGATGCTTGAACATCGCCTGATCATCAGGGTGAGCGTTCGCAATGTTCCTGGGGGTCAGCAGCGCAGCCAGCGGGAAGGCGTACTGGGTGCCCCCTACCCCCCAGTGGCCTGCCTCTTCAGGCTCGGCGGCTTTCTCGACGATCGCTCGCCGAACATTCCCCGCCTTGTCGGTGGTAGCCGTGTCCACAGCACCACGGCCTTGTGGGTCGTTCTGGGTCTGTACGCCACGACTCAGCAGGTCGCTCAGGTGCTCCGGGTTAGCGTCCGGGAACCTGGCCGCCAACGACTTCGCCAGGGTGTCCCCAGGGTTAGCCCTGTCGGCACCAGGACCGCGATCTACGTCCTGAGTGTCGTCGGCTGCGTGGAACTCACGCCACAGCTCGCCCAGCGCCTTGTTGTACTCATACCCATCATCCGAAGCAGGGCGGCGCATGCTGCGCACATAGCCGAAGATCCTCTCGAGGCCCGCTTCGCGGTTCGCTGCGTAGTCCCGCCACAGCTGCTCGGCTACTTTCCCAGCCTTGTTGACGGCAGCACCGACGGTGAGCGCCTTCGGCAGGTGGTCAGCGGCTGCGCGCATCACGCTGGACATCAGCTTCAGGTGCTTGCGCTCTTCCTCTCTGGTGCGTGAGCCCTGGTCGATGGCCATCGCCTCATCGACGGCCTCTTCACCCTGGACATCCTTCTCATCCTGGGAGAGCTCGGCATTCTTCTCCTCCTCGGCCTTGGCGTTGATCAGCCCCTGGTTGTGGACCTCCTCAGAGCTGGCCGCGCCGCGCTTGTGCATGGCGCCATGCGCCTTGCTGCGTTTGTACTCCGCGTAGCTGGTCCCGCCCACATCCAGCGACGGAGGCAGGTCACCCAGGCCTGCCTGCGCCCAGCCGTTCTCGACCTCAGTCTTTCCGACTTTGCGGTAGGACATTTCTCTGCCGACGTTGTAGTCCTTGTCTGGCCCCAGGCTCGTGACGCGGTCACCGAAATCGTCGGTAAAAGTCTTCGTGCTTGACTTCGTCGGCGCCCAGCGAGTCCCAAAGTCATCCACGGTTCCACCAACAGGCTCACCCTTCGTGTCTGCGGGGCTAAACTCTTCCCGCTCGCCCTTGGCGTTCATAATCCACGGCAGGCCCTTAGTCAGACCCCCCATGTGCAGCGCAGTAATGCCCTGCTTCAGCGCGTCGAGGTAGCTGTCGTACTGCGCGTTCGGCGAGCCACTCCCGGTGTCGTTCTCTCGTTTGTCGTCGGTATGGGCGTTCTCCTGCTCCCTTACCCACTTCACCAGCTTGTACGCCGGTATGGCGACCTCGCCTGTGTTCGAGTGCCGGCTCTTAAAGTGGATGATGTTCATCCCAGCCTTGACCTTGTTCTGCTCTGCCTCATCGTCCCCAGCAGTCACCCAGGCTGAGTTCAGGTTCGCCTTGCCCTTCTTGTCCATGTCGTTGAACTCGGCCAGGTTCATCTGTAGGTAGTCACGATCCGTCGGCTGCTCGGCCACCACCGCGTAGCGCTGGCTGAAGAAGTCGTTGACGTAGTCCTTGAGGTCAGCGCTCGGGTTCTTGGCGAAAAATCCATCAGCCCCAGGGGCGATGTCGCTCAGGTGCTGGCGTGCCACCTCCTTCGCCCGGTGCACGATCGGAGCCATCGTCCTGAACAGCTCCTCCTGGGACACTTTCGCGTTCACGTCCTGGCGGGAGGCCCACAGCGCCTGGGCGGTCTCGGCATCCTTCGGAGTGAGAAAAGGCAGCAGCTTCGGTATGTCGATACTGAACGGTTCACCGGCTTTGCCCGTCTTCAGCGCAGCAGCTTCGTCGATTGACAGCTTGCGCCCGTAGGGGTCCACAGACTCGCGCTTGGCGACGATGTCTGTCAGCGCCCGGTCCACGCTCTCCAGGTAGGAGATCGAGCGCATCCGCTCGTGGGCTTCGGTGAAGTCTGGCGCAGGCTTACCTTTAGTCGTCCCCTCCTGCTCCATGTACCGCATCATCAGCTTCAGCCGCTGGGCGTCAGGCACGTTCGAGTCGTCGAGGATCTTCTTCGCGTTCGTAGCTCCGGCAGCCTCCATCGGATCTTTCGACGCGGGGTTGCCCATGACGTACCTGTCCCGCTGCTCTGGGGTGAGCCGCTCGGTCGCCTTCGCCACGAGCTTCTGCACGTGCTCGAGCGTGCGCCCGTCACCAGGGTGGATCAGCTTCGGCAGCCGGCCATCGTCGTTCTCTTTCCACGCGTCCGAGAAATTCACCATCGACCCGCGCTTATCGCCACTGACGTGGAACACGAGAGAGTCCGGGGCTACCCGGTCCATGTTCTTCCCGAGCTGTCGCTGGTCGAAGGCGCTTACTTCTTCGTCAGATGTTAGATCACGAACGTCAGCAGCTGACTGCTCGGTGTCGTGCGTTCCCTCCGTGTCCGTCGCCTGGGTCTTGCTGCCATAGCTGTCGTTCTCGTCGATCAGGTCGTCCCTAACGCCCTCCAGGCGCGGCATAATCGCCTTGCCCAGGTACTCTTCCATCGCGTCGACAACGGGCTTGGTGAGCAGCGCGTTTATCTTCATGCGGCTGAAGATCGCCTTACCATCGCTAAACGCCTCCATATTGTCGAGCAGGTCGTTGCGGTCTTTGTTAGAGCTGAGATTAATACCTTTGGCAAGCAGCTGAGTCTCTACATCGGCTGGCACCAGCTTGGCGAATTCTTCGGCTGCAGCGTCGCGGGTGTCGTGCTGGACTTTCAGAGCAGAGCTGTTCGTGGCCCCCAGGTAGGACGATGCAGCTTGGACGATACCCTTGAGGGCCATCGTGCTGCCAGTGATGCGGTTGATGTCGGTCAGGACATCTACTGCCTTCGTCCCTACGGTCTGCACGAGCTGCTCAGCCAGGCGCTGGGCGCGTCGGCCTTCGGCGGGGGTCGGGCTATCGACCGTAGCGGCAGCGGTCAGCTCCTGGGCCAGGCTCCTGATGATGCCCACGGCCTGGGGGTCGCCTTGGCGGACCTTCGAGAGCTGCAGCTGCTGACCGTGGCGTTCGCTCTGGATGACCTTCTGAGCGTCGTCCTGGCTCATCGTGGCGAACCCGCTTACGAGGTCATGGCGATGGATCGGGCGGGCGACCTCGCCTGGGGCTGGTTCTACTTCGTTCGTGTCGAAGTCGAACCCGTGCTCATCGGTGTAGGCGTTCCACAGCTTATTGGCAACCAGCTCAGCGCGGGTGTTGAAGAGCTTGGCCTTGTTCTGTGCCTGCTCGAGCCTGGCCTTGTTCGCAGCCGCGCGCTCGTTGATCGTCTTGCCGGTCACTCCCTGCTCAGGCTCACCCGTCGTGAACATGTCGGGGGTGAGGTCGAACGTGAACTCTTTCGGGTCGATGACCCTGCTGGGGGTGGACTCAACCTCCTCGGCTTCGGCCCACCTCTCCACAGAACCTTCTGGTATCGGAAATGTGTCGCTCAGACGCTGCTGCCCGTCGGGACGCTCCGCATTATTCTTCATGCGGGCGAGCTCCGCGTTCGTGATGTGCAGCTTCTGCATCACGAACTTGGCGGCGTCGAGGAATTCGGGAGCACCGAGGTTCTCGATGGCGTCGAGCGGGTCGTCGACAGAGATACCACTTACCTTCTGCAGGTGTTCTTCGGCCTCTTTCCCTTTGAGCTTGCTGAGCTCCTCCATCAGCACACTCTTTTGCCGCGCAGCAGCCTCTGGGATTTTCGCCGGGTCTTCTTCGTGCCCCTCCAACGCAGCCACAAGCGCCTCGGCTTCCGCGCGCTTATTGAACCGACTCTTCCCACCGTTGAGCGACTCGAGTGTGGTCGGAGGCTTCTCGTCCGGGGCGTTCAGGTCGATCACGTCGCCGTTCTTGCCGTCGCCTTCGGCACCCAGGCGTTCACGGCCCTTACCCAGGTAACGGCTGCCTGCGGCCATCGGTGCGGAGCCGAACAGCCCAGCGCCGAAGTTGTTGATGGCATCTTTCAAGTCCCCGCTAGTGTCGCGGTCGGGGTTCAGGTACGACAGCGCAGCCTTCTCCATCCGATCCTGCACGACCTCCTGGGTGCCCTCACCGAGACTGTCCAGCGCAACCCCAGCGGCCAGGGGTAGTCTGTTCAGCCCGCGCTCAGCAGCCCCGTAGAGGTTCTCACCCATCATGCGTCGGCGCATGGCGCCCGGTATCAGAGTGTCGAGAGCAGCCTGGCCGACGCCTGAGAGCGATGCGGCGTTGTCACGCTCCTGAGCGGTGGTGCGGGCCATCAGCTCAGGATCGCGCAGCATGGAGCGGTACGCACCGCCTTTGGCACCCTCATACCCTGGGACGAACGCAGCCGCCTCGCCGATGTACGGCGCAGCTGCCCCCAGCAGCCTGGACGCACCCGCTACGAACGGAGCGGCAGGGCCGGTGAAGGGGGCCACGACCGTGCCGACGGCGCTGATCCCTCTGGCCGCAGCGCTCGCGCCGAGCCCGTGGGTGAACGGATCGACCATCGACGCCCCGAGCTGACCGGCGTTACCGGCGAGCCAGTTTCCTGCTGAACGCAGGTTGGGCTTCTCCAGCACGTCAGTGAGCTCCTGGGTCGATGGGGCGAACACGGCAGCACGCTCCTCCAGCACAGCGCGCCGTTGGGCGAGCAGATCGGCTGCGGCTCGGTCGCCTGCAGCGCGCAGACTAGCTTCCTCGGAAGCTAGGTAGCTAGCTTCGAGGTTCAGGCGCCCGGACTTGTAGCCCTTGCCGAGTTCGGAGGTGTTATCCAGCTCAGCCTTGGCGTCGTATCCCGACATGTCGGGACCATACCGCGTCGGCAGCGGCCCGTCTTCATCAGCGTAGTCAGGGACAAGAGACGTGAACGTGGCCTGCTCATATCCAGGCGCGAAGTCGCGGAGTGTTGCCATGGGTTACTTCGCTCCACCGTTAGCTGCGTTGATCAGTTTCATGAGCTCATTGCGCTCTGTGTCGTCCAGCTTGCCGAGGTTCATGTTCTTGTATCCGGGAAGGTTCAGCACGAAGTCCCCCTTCTCAAGCCCGCCGAAGGTCAGCGCGCCGCGTAGTCCACTGGCTTTCTCTTCGAGCTTCGCCCCCTTGAAGAATTCAGTTGGCGGTAGCTGCGACATACGGTCCGGTGCTGATCTGCCAGCTATAGCGTCAGGCACCCAGCTCTCATACCCACTCTCTTGTGGGTTGCGGAATCGCTCGAGGAGCGTCGCCCTGGCCCTCAGTTCAGGTAGGACTTCAGCAAGCTGCTCGGGGTTGAGCCTGGCTACTTTCGGGTTATTAGTCACGATCGTGTTGGCGATCCGATCAGCAAATGCCTCGTCCGCTTTAGGATCACCTGACGACGGCAGGGTTCCAGCGATCCTGTCCCTGATGAGCTTCTGGGTCGAACTCTCGATGTCGTTGCGCGCCTTAACCTGCCCCTGCGCCGTGCTCACCATGTCGGTGTACTTCTTCGGGTCGAGCCCCGCCTGAGCTGCGAGTTGCGAAGCCTTCACGGGGTCGCCACCTGCTGCCGCCCATATCGCAGCATCCCGCTGCCGCTGAGCCTCCGCTGCCCTGAGTGGAGCCTGAGCCCTCGCCATGTCGGCCTGGCTCCTCAACTCCTCAGCCCGGATCGTCGTGGCGCTCTGCGCAGCATCCCTAGCCCTATTCGTCTCACCCTCAGCATACGACCTCTCAACACCCTGGAGCATAGACCCGGCGTCGTCGACGATCTTCAAGGCAGCTGCCTTCTCCCCGTCGGTGGTGGTGCGGCTACTCAGCACGTGCTGTGCGGACTTGACCCTGGCGTCGATGTCACGCAACGACTGATTCTTGGCGATCTCGCGGTTACCTGCCATACCAGCCTCGTGATATGCACGTGACTCCTCCGCGTCCTGCGCGGCCTGCTGGGCGCGAAACGCTGCGGCGTTGGCTTTGGCGGTGGCGATGTCTTCTGTGCGCTGGGCTGGGTCGGAGCTGCGTGGGGTGAACACCACACCGCCCCCACCTGGGAACATCCCGACCGGCTCGCCGGGCTTCGCGTACTCGACTTTGCCCTTGGGCGTGAACTCATTGCCGTCGTTCCCGATGAACTTCGCGCCTTCTTTCACGTTACCCCCGCTGTAAGTCGTGCGTCCGAGGGCGTCCACCGTCTTGTAGATGTTGCCGGTATCGCGCAGGGACTTCGGCACGGCAGGGAGCGCACCGCCTGGGTCGCGCATGCTCTGTGCATCAACGTAGCCGCGCAGATCGCTCCGCCTGCCATCGTCGATCTTCTGCGTGAGCTCAGGGCTGGCCGTCGGCTCCACATCACGGTAGATGCCCCTGGCGGCATCGGCCTGGACCTTCGCGTCAGCGTTAGCCGCCTGCTGGTTGAGCGTGGCGAGCTTGGCGAACCCGTCATTCTTGCCGAGAGCGTTGCGGATGTTCTCTCCGCGCCGCTCCTTGGCCTGGAGCCCACCCTCTATGGCGCCGTAGTCTGCCGCAGTCAGGTTGAAGTCCCTCATCCGCCGCTGCTTCAGCACCTCGCCATCGGCGCCCTCACTGGCCCTCAGCCCCCGACCTTTCCCCACAGCCTTCGCATCAGCCTCCTGGACAGTCATGCCCTTGTCCGCCAGCACCTGCTCGCGCAGTGTGCGCAGGTGGTCCCTGAGCCCCGGCTGAGCGTCCAGCATGTCGTTACTCACCACGAACTCGCCCGGCTCATATTTCGCTGGCACCTTGTCGCCCTTGCCAGTGCCGGGCACATCGCCACCCATGCCTGTCTGGAGCATATCACCGCCATCGCGCAGCCTGTACTTCGAGGTAGCGACCCACTGTGCTCCCCAACCCTTTTTTGAAGGGTCAGAGATGCCGGTGTAGGGGTTGTACCCGGTGTCGTCGTACATGTTCTCCAGGTCCGTGACGCGCTTGTAAGGATTACGCTGGGCGTCCAGGCTGACAGCGCCGGGGTATGCCCCACCGCTGGCCATCCTGTCGGTCGTCTCGGCGTTGCGCTTCGCTACGGCGTACTCATTCGCTTTCGCCTTGTCCCTGCCGACATACGCTCCCCTGCCTTTAGCGTTGAACTCCTGCACCCACCCAGGGGTACGCTCCGGGTTGTCGGGCACCAGATACTCGTAGCCCATGTTCGCGTGGATCTCGCCACCGTCGCGCAGGCGCGGAGCCTCTACGTTTTTACGCCGGGCTTCGTACTCCGCGAGTTCTGCATCTTCCTTCGCTTGCAAGAGCGGTGTCTTGTAGACGATGTTCCCATCAGAGAACCCCCACCGGGCATTGATCTCGCCGCCATCGCGCAGGCCGAAGCTGTGCTGCGGCAGGCCGAATCCTGGCTGCGGGCGCACGGGCATAGCGCCGACCATCTTTCCCCCGAAGCCTCCAGCGCCAAAGTGGCCAGCCAGAGCCGCGTCATACATGTTCCGTCGTCCAGTCAGGCGTTGACGCTCTTGCATCTCCAACGGTCTGTTCTGCATTGCGTACGCACGATCTTGCTGTTCCCAACCCCAACGCTGGTTAGCCTGTTGCTGCGCCAACTGAGCCCCAGGTGACTGGACTCCAGCACCACCGATACCCCTGTCGTGAATGCCGCCTCCAGCAGCCGACAACTGTGCTTGTTGGAGCGCGTGTGCATCGTCCACGGCCTGCATCTTGGCTGAAAACTCAATTGCATCCTTCGGGGATAACCACTTGATGTTCCCAGCCTGTGATGCGAAGCTGCCTGTGGCACCCGACCGCTCCGAGAAACCATCCATAGCACGGATCTCACCGCCGTTGCGCAGTCCGACCCTGACTGGGACTTCCCCGCCGTTCTTCATATGCCACATGTTGCCCAGCAGATTACTGTCGGCTGAGTAGTTGTTGGCTTGTGCAGCTAAACCAGCGTTGTGCATACTCGCGTTAGCCTGGGTGATGGCCCCGAAGTTGTTCGACTGGGCTGCAAGCCCTGCATTGTGCATGCTGGCGTTGGCCCCTAGTCCAGCGTTGTACATAGATGCGTTTGCACCAGTGGTGGCTGCAAAGTTGCTGGCTAGAGCGCCTAAGCCCGCGTTGTACATGCTCGCATTGGCACCTAGACCAGCGTTGTGCATACTCGCGTTCGCGCCAGTGGTGGCTGCGAAGTTGCTCGCCTGTGCCCCTAAGCCAGCGTTGTACATACTGGCATCCGCGCCGTACTTGCTCGCTGCCTTGCTGGCATCAGCGCCGTACATGCTCGCTGCTTTGCTAGCATCAGCGCCGTACATGCTCGCTGCTTTGCTAGCATCGAACCCATACTTCGATGTGTCAGCCTGAGTACCAATGCCGAACCGCTGGGTCGCATCGGTCATGCGGGCGGTGGCAGACTGGGCATCTACACCATAGCGGTGGGACGCCGCGCTGGTGTCGTACCCGTAGCGCTGGGTGTCAGCACCGAGCCTGGCGTTAGCCGACTGAGCGTCAATACCGTAGCGGCTGGTGGCATCCCCCATGCGCGCAGTGGCCGACTGGGCGTCAATACCGTAGCGGCTAGTGGCATCTCTGCGCAGCGCATCGTCACGGTCGTTCATCGCCCGCAGACCTCCCACGCTTACCCCACTGGGGATGGTACCGAAGGCCCCACCGAAAGCCATGCGTAACGTCGTCTTCTTCATATTCAATCTCCTGATACTCTTTACATTTCCGGCATATCGGTCTTGAGCGCTGCGTCGAAGCTGTAGTTCGCGCTCTCGTTCTCGCTCTTGGACACTGACCCAGATGCGCCAAGGCTGTAGTGCGTCTGGCTCATGATCGAGCTGATCAGCTGTGAATAGACCTGCGCTGTGACCTTCGACGCGTCCATCGACATGGCGCGACTGGCCTGCAGCAAATCTGCATTCATCTTCGACACATTCGCCACCGTGCTTGCCGCCTGGATATGCGCCTGTGCTTCCGCTGCCCACAGACTCGCAGTGACCGTATTGAACGACCCGACAGCGCTCGCATAGATCGACTCAGACTGAGCGATGGCACCTGCTGCCTGGGCCTCAGCGCTGGCACGGGTACCCTCTGCATCCACCACGGCTTTGTAAGCCTCGATCTTCAGCCGGTTAGCATCCTGCCTGGCGCGGTACGCTTCGATCTCAGCGGATTTCGCTTTCGTCTTCGCCTCTGTCTCCGCTGCGTACCCCTGCACCTCGGCCTGGTACGCCTTGACCCGTTCAGCGAATATCTGCATCTCAGCGCCCTTGGCCTGACTTTGCGCGAGGTACGCCTGGGCCTCTGCGCTGAATGCTGACACCTCGGTTTCAAATGCTTTCAGTTTCAGCTCCTCCATCCTTCCGACTGCAACAGTAGCTTCCACCTCGGCCTTGTATGCTTCGAGCAGCGCGTTGTTCGCACCGAGCTCTGCCACGTACTGCTCGACAATGGCTTTGTTCACGTCAGCCTTGGCCTGCTCTGCGCTGATCTCGGCCTGATACGCCCTGGCCTTCGCCTCGTAAGCCTGGATCTCAGCCTGATAGAGCGACACGCCGATCTTTCGAGTCTCCTCAGCAGCAAGGTACCCTTTGAGCAGCGCGTCATAGATTTGCAGCGAGGCTTCATTTGCCTGACGTACCGCTTCCAGCACGCGCTGCCTGCACGAAGTCTCGTACTGGACGAACACCTGCTCAACGGGGGTGATCAGCTCCAGGGCCTTCTGGACATTCGACAGTTCAAGCTCAGCCTGCTTGATCGCAATGTCCCGTCCGATGGAGATCATCTTCGCGTTGCTATCTGTACGTATGCGCATCAGCTTCGCCTGCGCACCTCCTGCTGGCAGCGGGAAACCGAGCGCTGCATCCTGGCGCAGAACGTCCTGCTCCGCGCCACGGGCCAGCTGCGACTCGCGGTCACGTGCCCGGTTCCAGATAGCGGTCTCGATAGCCGCTGGAAGCCCAGTGCCACCGTTCGCTATACGCCCCTTCAGCATGTCGATATGCGACTGGAGCAGCGCGGTGGTGGTCGCTGTGGACCCTTCCGTGTACCGCTCTATGGCCCCCGGCAGCGAGGGAGCAGCGAAGAACGTCTTGACGTACTCTGGTCTGTCTGCGTCGAACGCTCTGATTGTGATGTCTGCGAGGTTCCCACGTGTCCGTTGGGTCAGCGTCGGTATCCGCTCTACCGTAGGGATGTGGAAATCGACGTTGTTCCGTGGCCGCGCGCCAGTAAACGGCTCCATCGCGTTCGGGGCGGTGCCGAAATCAGCGGGAGGGGCGCCATCGAGTACGAGCGGGTCCGGGTCGGGTATGGTGGTCAGTTCTGGCGTTTTCCCGTACTGCGGAGGCGTCGGTTTGAACTCCGAAGGCTTTGATGGCTTGTCCAGGGGCGGTGCTTTTGACAGGCTTATATCTACATTGATAATCGGGGCAGTAAGGTTCGCTGCGTTTGCACCAAGTTGAGCGACGACGCCGCCGAGGCTCGCCATCGCCTGGTTGGAGTTTTGCTCTGACGCAGCCAGTTTAGCGCCGAGGTCACTCAGTATTTGGGGTACGTTACCGTTCGAGCCTATCATGACTGTCTCCTAAACTATTCCCACCGAGTAGGTGTCTTTCACAATCCGTGTGATGCCGTTCTTCGCCACAAGCAGCGCGTCGGACAGCTGCCCGTTCGGGGTCGTACGCAGCACGTAGTCTCCAAGGTCGTTCGTCACGGCGTAGAACCAGTTCCCTACGGACGACCCATTCATAACGACATTGCCACCTACGTTCAGCGCTTTGCCTACGGACATGCTGCTGACGACCGGCTCGGGTATGCCGTAGGCTTCGTAATTCACCGTGGCGGCGTACCCTACGGACCACGCCAGCCGGACGTAGGAGCCAGTGTCGTAGTCTAGGTACCAGTACAGTTTGTTCGTGTCATTGATGTCAGTGATGCTGATCGTGCGCAGCCACGCATACACAACCGTCGGCGTGATCCCTTGGAACACGAGCTGTGGTGCCTTTATGATCGAGGAGAAGTTCTGGCGGTTGAAAGTACCGGTCCATGCTGGTGTTACTCCACTGGTCTTCGTGGTGTGGTCCAGCTCAAAGTAGTTGAGCTTGTACTCAACGCGTCCAGACGTGGAGATCGGCCCCATCTCACTGTTCGGATACCCGTATTCATACGCACTGTGCGGGCTGACATTGCCCATTCTCCCAGTCTTCGTCGTCTGCTTCAGCGTGATGTGCAGGGTGTCAAACTTCGTCCCTCCTTCACGTGGGACAGCGTCCCTGAACCCGGAGCGAACAATCTCTGAGCCCTTATCCGCAGTCAGCGTCTCGACTGTGAACGTCACCGGTGCGGCGTCGGGCAACATCGAAACGTCCTTCAGCAGCACTGTCTCCCCCAGCACGGCGCACGACGTGCTGAACGTCTTGGCCGCTGTATCCAGGCTCAGGTACTTGCTGAAGTTCACGACCCCTACCGACTTGACCGTAGCTGTTCCGAGCACCCGGATGTACTCAATCTTCCTGACCTTACCGTCGCTAAATCTGGCCTTTGCCTCGTGGATGCGCAGGGTCGACGGGTTCGGGAACTCCGCTATCAGGATACGCTTACCGTACACGCGCATGCCATAGATCTGGCCGTTGAGCACCGGGTAGGCGTCACCATCGTGATAGATGATCCCGGACTTGGTATCGAATGGCTTAGCCATCCTGTTCGGATTGCGGATCTCCGGCGCCTCGGGGTCGTTGGAGTTCTCGAGGTTGTCCTCGGTCTCAGGGATGATGTCCCCGCCTCCAGGACTGTCCCAGGAGAAGTACGTGCCGAAGCTCCCACGGCGCCTGCGGTTCCCTGCGGCCTTCCTGGCAACCTTGCGGTTGGCGAACCCGTACAGATCGAACCGGAACCGGTAGAGCAGCTGGTTTTCAGAATCTGGCTCGTCCGTCAGTTCTCCACCGGGAGCACGCTTCATCTTCGTTATCAGGAAGCCTTCCATCAGCGCCGGTGGCTCCTTCACTGGCTTCTCGCTCACGCGGATCGTCACGTAGTCCGTCCCGCCTTGGGACTGGATGTGCATAACGTCACCGTTGCTGAACGTGAACGTAGCGTGTGAAGTAGGGCCGGGCGCTGAGTTGGCGGTGTTCACGACGTAGTTGCTATACACCTGTCGAAACTGTGCCATCCGTTTATTGGCAATGTTCTGGTCGCCCTCGATGTGCTCGACCTTCTTCCTGGCCATGCCGGTGTCGTCGCTGATGAATTCACCGAGGAAGCTCATCTCTGAACCTTCCGTGCCATCTCCGTCGTGGTGAACTCCACGCCGTCGAGGTCGAAGTCCTGGCCCTGAGACTCCAGCGAGAATGTGAAGTAGCGCGTCTTAAACCCACGACCGAACGCCACCCGTGCAGTCTCCATGCTGCTGCTGGTCAGGGTGTAGTTGTACGATCCGCCAGCTTCATCTGTCACGGTCACGATGAACTGCCCATCCCCACGCATGCCCAGGTAGGCATACTGCACCCCGGCCAGCTTGTTGCCGTTGGGTTGGATAACGCCAGTGGTAATCCTGGCCTTGACATCACGCCCTGCGTCGTCGTCGCCGTCGAGCCAGAACAAGCCCTGGTCGTTGGCGCCCAGGTAGCGCTCGCCCATCTTGGCGAAGCTGTTGAAGTTGTAGCCTGTGTACTGGGTGACGGCGGCGTTGCGCGTGTTCATCGCCCAAGTGGTGTAAGCGGGGGATGCGAAGAACGCCTTGAACTGAACGTGGTCCTGGATGATCGCCTGGAACAGCAGTGTCTGAGCTGGTACGTCGTCCAGGGCCACATCCTCGCTGACGGCAGCGTACAGGGTCAGATAGAGCGCGGGTGCGTCGTCGAATGTTGTGGCGTCTGTGACGCTGGCCCGGTAGTCTGCTTTGGCCGCAGCAGTCTCGCCGACCCCGAGCTCATCCGCAGCAGCCCGGTGCCAGGCAGGAGCTGCTGTGCCCGATGTGACCAGCGCCTCGGTCAGACTAAGCGCGTGGCGCGAGGCTGGGGCTGTCGTCGCAAAGCCGATGACGTCCAGCACAGTCTGGTGCATGAGGCGCTGAGCGTCGTCAGCGACGCCCACAGCGGAGCTGATGAACACACCCCACACTGCGCTCATGGCACCAGAGATCGTGAAGTCCTCAGTCATCGCACGCGCCGCACGCGCTACTCCCGACAGGCTGTCGGCCAGTGACAGCACCTCTGTTACCTTGAACGAGTTCAACACAGCAGAAGTCGCGTCAGTCACGCCCACACGAACAGCCACGCCTTTCGTAGCCTGTGCGATGGCTGTATCGTTGACGTAGAACACTTGCGCGTGCCGGTGGGCCTGTCTGGTGTTAATCACCTCAGTGAAGGTGATGTCTTCTGGTATACCTTCCCCGCCAGTGGCGTCTGCTGCCAACACAGAGTATGTGTGCTCAAACGTCGGGGATTCGACCGAAGGTCTACCGATGATGAGTGGGGGGACAACCGAATACTCTGCTGTGAGCGTGGCGCCATCCACAACAGAAGCTGCTGACACCTGCCCAGGTATCAGAACGTAATAGTTCGTCAGTACCGCCGCGCCGTGGCTAAATGCCGTCTCCGGGTATCTGCTATTTGGCACGTCCATGCTATTGCCGAGGTAGCGTGCGGCTCTCGTCCAGCGTAGCTCGTCGTACCTGACGAAGGCATAGGACGTATTGCTAGGATATGCACCGAAATAAATGACTGATTCCAGGTACGCTGGCCGTCTGCCGATGGTCGTAGTGCTACCTACACCATCCACGAAAACGGTTATGTCATCACCCCTGCGCTGTACACACACGTGATACCAGCGGATATGTGGGTAGGTAGGGTCTTGGAAAAACGGATACAGCGGTGAGAGCGCAATGTCCTGAACCCCGTAGGCATCCCACTGTGTCCACTGCACAACCCCGCGATAACTTTCGTTTTCCGGGGACGTTGCGGCGTAATTCAGGTAGATGTTCCAGCCACTCGTACCCTGTCCATAAGAGTTCCCAGCGATGTAGCCCCCTGAATTGCCAGAAAGCGCCCCCCACACCTCTATGGTGAAATCGCCGGTGGACATGTCAAACTCGGAGCCGTATGGCGTAGTAAGGTAGCCTCTAGTGGAATTCCCGATGAACCAACCGCCACCGTACATACCGGACGATGAAACAAAACCGCCTGCCATCGAAGCCAGGACATGCCCTTTGGCGTCCCGGATGTTGTTGGTAGTTCCGTCCGGCTCGTCGAAGTGACAAAGCAACTTGACATCCGCCCAGAACGGATCGCCATCACTCCCCGATCCAGTCGGCAAGAACCCGACCGTCGGTGGGACGTATGTCTCAGTCGTATATCGGGCTACACCGTTCGTAATACGGAAGTCTTCGATGTACCCTTGGAAGTATTCATCAGGCTCTGTGTTGTCCTCCCCAGAAGCCCCCAAAACAATGGCGCTGTCCCATTGGGTTACGCCACCATATTGCCGTGCCGAAAACCGATGCGGTGTCTTTGTTGTCGTTACGGCAGTGCCCCCAACTCCGCCTGTCCATACGCGGTACTCATCCCCATGACGTCCGACGGACACGAATGTGGCGGTGTTGGCAGGGACGGCATTAGCGCTGGTGACAGCGGTATTAGAGGCCGAGGCTACGTCATAAAAGATAAACTGGATTTTTCCATTATCCAGCATCCGAAGCGTGTAGCTCCTGAGCCGCGCCCCGTCCCATTTGCTCATCAACGACGAGAGTTGTATCCGGGTCGGATGGACCCAGAACTCGATAGCAAAATCCCCGCTTATCAAATCAAGATTGCGGCAAGGGTAGATCACCAGCTTTGCCGATGACCCGTTGAAATACAGGTTGGTCGCTGAGAACACGCACTGCGCGTCAGAATATACGACGTCGGCCTGGTTGTATATCGTGCGCCCTTTGGCGTCTACCACCACCTTCGATCCAACAGCCTGCCCACCTTGAAGGAGTAAAACGGTACGGCTCCATTGCGTATCCGCCTCAGCCGGTGTGATCGTGGAGCCTAATGCTTCCCCTGCTATGAACACAATATCAACTTGCATTCGTGTGCCACGTGAAGACGGTACAGAGAAGAACGGCAGTATGGGTTTTACGAACCCAGCAGAATCGTAATGGGCATAGTTGTTCGAGAAACCGATAGAATCGAAGTAGCAGGTTCCGTTTGATCCACCAAGCTGGCTTATTGTCAACGCCCCTGTACTCAACCCCTCAGCGAATTTCGCCCCGTCCAGGAAATGCCGTATGACATTTGCTTTTCGGCAGACCGCGTAGTGATACCACGTACCCAAAGAGATAGCGGGAGAGTATCCGACTCGCGTAACGAACCCGCTGTATCCGTCCTCCAGGTAAACGCTGGGGTCAGACCCCGTACCACCACCCCACAGGATTGCAAAAGTTGGTGTCCACGCGACGACATTTACCCAGAATTCGAGCGTGAAGTCTGCGTAAGCTGCAACCGTCGTAGACCCTGTAGGGAGCGGGAGGTATGCGCCCGTAGGAAATGAAAGCGCCGTAGGGCCGAATACTTTGACTGACGAAGCGTTGGCCACCCCGTATGGCAGGAATAGCGCACCGGTGGGGAAACTTACGTTCCCGGTATCCTCCGTAGCGTACGCATACCCTACATCGTCATCGCAGCTAAAAGACCATGTCGTATGGTCGCCGTACTTGAACCCCGCGTGTACAAGGTCAAGGTTGCTGGCATCTCCAGGCAGGAGAACCAGATTCGTCTCAGCGACTGCGCCCGTCACGGTCATGGCCTACGGGTTACTTTTGCGCACAGTGCTGGCAGTAAGGCTGAACGTGTCGGCAATGGTCGTCACATCCTGTCCGAAATCGACGCACGCCACCAGTTCGTCCGCGCTTGATGCCCCACCACGTGCCTTGTAGTAGATCGCATAACGCGCCGTAATGGTGGACCCAGCCCATGTCGCCGCACCAGTAGACACATCAACGCGGTCGTTTGTCGTATCCACCGACCCGACTGAGAACGTTAGATCGGCACCACCTGCCGTATACCCGGTGCCTACCACCTCGTTGGTCACGTTGTTGCGCTTCGTCCACGTGTCTTTGTTCGGAGTAGCCGTGCTCGTGAGTAACATCACCTTAAACGTGTCGGTGCTGTAGTTGATGTTACCCATTGCCTCGTCACGCAGCGCAGAGTTGAACAGAAATCCTGTTGATGCCATACCCTACTCCTTACGCATCAGCTGCTGTGAGCACATAAGTCACCAGCAGTTCATCGTCGGTGTCCACCGTTTTGGCCGTGGTGAACCGTGCTGCGCTGAAGAGCGTGCCGCTCGTACCACTCTTGGTGCTGCTGGAGACCAGGAAGGCACCGTAGATCGTCTTCGTAGCGTTGAACGTGAAACTCGCACGGCTTGCACTGTTTGTGAGCGACTTGGCCGTGGCGCTGACCGTGGTCCACGCGGGGCGTGTACCCGATGTGTACGCCGTGGTTTCAGTGGCCAGCCCGGCGATGGTCGCAGCAGTCACGCCAGCCACGGGGGTATAGTTACCCTCGAACAGCCCGATGTACCAGCTCGTCAGCGCTGATGTCTGCCCGAAGCTGGCGTTAAGTGCGTAGTTCAAGCCCTGGTCAACGACGAGGTTATCGAACTCGAACTCGTCGATCACCTTGCCCTTGCGGATGATCTGCCCAATGTATTTGCCTGACATTGCCAGACGTGTCTCGCTATCACATTTCATTTCAAATACCCCTAAATCTGACAATCTCCGCATCGACAAAATCACCGAACCGTGCGGAGCCGGTGGGTGATCCGGGGTGAGAAGCCACCCCTACAAACTGGTTCACGCCGTCCTGTGCGCGCACCATCACACTGATGGACTCGGCCTTTGGAAACTCAAAAATCTTGTTGGTGAGGTTGATCACCTGCCCGCCTGGCATGCCTACGCACACGCCACCGTCGGTGATGAACAACACGCCGACGCCGGGCTCGTCGCCCTTGAGGACTTCTGCCATGTCGATCGGTTGAGGCGCCTGCTTCGGCGCACGGTGTGTGGAGACGCGGGTGAGTTGGGCTTCATCGAACGGGCCAGACATGAAGAACACGCCGGTCTGGGTTCCGATGAACACCCCGTTGCTGACGCTGGCAAGGAACGTAATCTCGGACTCCAGCATCTTGTAACCACCGACCATGTCCACCAGCTCGTACTGATAGGGGTCGGTCGCCCAGAGGATGCTGCCGTCAGCGATGAGGATGCGCCCGAGCAGGTAGGCGAGTGGCCCGGAGCCTGCCGGTGGCGTCTTGTTTAGCGTGCGCAGCGGAACACCAGTGATGGCATCTGGGTAGACGTTGACGGAGCCGATGACGCCTTCAGCTGCGAGGAGGAGCTCCTCGCCACCGGGGGTGGTCGCGTAGACCGAGGCGGTATGGCCGGGTATCGTCGGTATCGAGGAGACCGCTACGGCATCGCCATAAACGATCCGGGTGTCCACGACGCCGCCTTCCAGCCCGTCGGAGTCCCTGCGGTACGCGACCGCTACCAGCCTGGCGTCCCCAATCGTGGTGCCGATGGGGTAGGCAGCGAACCCTGCTACCAGCGGAACACCCCACTGCTGGGCTACGCCCTGGGATGTGAAGGTGAGCGCCTGGGTGCGGGATTTGGCGTAGATGCGGTCTGCCACACGTACGCAGGACAGCGGGTCGTCGCCGACGTCGTAGGCGATGGTCTCCAGGGCCATAGAGGCCGAAAACCTGCACAGATCACCGTCTTTGACGACGTAGCCTTCGGTGTCTGACACAGCGAACAGGCTATGGAAACCACCAGCGGAGACCTGGGTCATGCCCCGGCGACGGCGCAGTTTCCCGGCGTTGTCGATGTCGGTGTTTGTTGCGGTGGTGAGGGCACCTAGCGGGATCGCCTCCAGCGCAACTTTGTTTGCGAGCCCCGAGAATTGCTTGATGTCCATCGGTTAGATTCTAACTTAGATGTTAGACGGCAACCGCGAGAGCTCGGTTTTCCATGGCCACAGCGAACACCCGGTTATCCGCGCTGACCGTGAGTGTTCGCGTTTCGGCTGCCACTGACAGTCGGCGCGCGTCAGCCACGACTGTCAGGGTGCGCGCAGCAGATAGTTCGATCCTGTTTACGAGTCCAGCAGCCGTGTTGCTAGTGATACCTGCCAGCAGCGTGCGCGCAGCACCTGTAGCGCTTACCTCGCCTGCGTGTACCGCTGCGGAGATCCCCGCAAGCAGCGCCCTTGCTTCGCCGAGCGCGGATACTGCGCCGATCTCGGCTTGCCCCTGGGCGCCCTGCAGTTCGATGCGTGCGGAGGCAGCGGCACTAAGCGCACCTGCTGCTGACTGTGCCTGTGCGCTCGGAAGAGCTACCGCTGCGCTGGCCTGCACCGTCACTGTCCCTGCTGAGCTGGCGGCACTGACGCCTGAGAAAGCGGTGGTACTGGCGCCACTGGCCGTCGCGCTACCCGCCGAGGTTGTGGACTCTGCGCCTGAGAGGGTGGCTGTGGCCCCAGCCTGGGCGGTGAGTGCTCCGACGCTGACTGTCAGTGACGCACCCGGTAGCGTTACCGTGGCTCCAGCCTGCGCTGTAAGCGCCCCAGCGCTGGCTACCGATGATGTGCCCTGGAGGGATGCAGCCGCACCCCCGGTGGGGGTGACAGTACCGGCACCAGAGGTACACCCCGCGCCGGTAAGCGTGGCCTCGGCGGCGATAGCCTCACGCGCCGTGATGACGCCCGCGAAGGAGACTGCCTGGGCGCCGGTCAGTGCGGCGCTCGCCGCGCCATTCGAGCTGAGGGTGCCAGCGCCGGATGTGGTTGACGCGCCGGATAGCGCTACGCTGGCTGAACCTTTGGCGGTTACTGTGTTGGCAGAGGACGTGGCCGAGGCACCTGTCAGGTTGACGGATGCACCTGGGGTCTCATCGAACGTAAAATCCGCCGCATCCCCGTCGGGGGCGGTATATGCGACCGCGCCGACGAAGGTGAAGTCTGCTGCGTCGCCGTCCGGAGCGGTGTAGCTCATACCGGCGTGGTCCGGAGAATCAGGTCGTTGTACGTCGTGCCACCGCTGTCATCTAGGGTAACGACGTTTACCTCGCTGGTGTGGCTAGTGGATATGTAATACCCGCCAGTAGACAGGGTGAGGGATGCGGCAGGGAATGCAACGCTCGGAGCAGTGAAGTTTGCTGTGTAACGTGCGGCACCTACTGTCACCCTGATTTCATCCAAATACCCATTGAAGTCCCGAGAATACCCCGGATCACGCCCGATATTCAGGTTCTGAGCTAGAGTGGCGACGGTACCACTCCACGTGGCAGTAGCAGCGGACGTGCCGTCTTTGTACAATGCCCATGCTGACCCATTCCTGACTATTGCGATGTGGTGCCAACTCCCGTCGTTTACGCCGATAGTCGATGTGGATAGCATGGCCGCGCCGGTAGAGTAACTAGAGTTCCAGAGCTGTATCGACCCGCTGCCGTTCCCATTGAGTAGAACCGCCCAAGCTCCAGCAGGAAAAGCCCCGTCGTCTTTACCGATGACACCAGCATACGAATTCGTTGTAGTTGTGCGAATGAAGAACTCTACCGTCAGGTCCGAGCTACCAACCTCGCAGTTTGTGTCAGCAACCAAGTAGTCACCGGTCCCGTCGAACAGCAGGCTGCTGCCGCCAAACTTACTCTGCGCCGTACTGATCTGAGCATCGCCATAGGCGGTTACGGTCTTGGGACTTGGGCTACTGTCTACGATAGCTGTAGAACCGTCCGCACCATCACCGTGCAGGAGCAGCACAACACTGGAGAAACTGGAGTCCCCCGCCACGGTCCCCGATGCGGTTGTAGTCTCACCCAGCAGTGCGCCGGTGTCGCGTCGGTAAGCGCGTACTGTGCGCCCGCCTACAGCAGCACTCGTGTCGTCGAGGACTGTTCCGGTGATGTACGCCATCTCATTACGCGAACCGGACCATCGAAGTCGAAGCGCCCACGCTGGGTTCCACGCAGGCGAACGTGCTAGCGGTGCTGGTGATCGTCCCACCGAAATCCATGATCGCAACCACCGCGTTACTGCGCGTCGAGTTGACAATCACGCCGCCTACGGCGCTGATCGTGGCGCTGGTGACGTCAGGGATCGTGAAGTCCAGGCAACCGGTGGTGCCCTGCAGTGACGCGCTGAAACCGGACATCGTGATCCCGCCAGATGAGTACGACCCCGATGCCGCCACCTCGTCAGTGCCGATGTTCGACGTGCTGGGCGTACCGGTGCCGGGTGTACCGCCCGCAGTCAACGTGGTGTCATATGTCCCGGCATGGCCAGGTTTGATAAGCACGAACTTATAAGTGTCCGATGCGGTGTGTGGCGTCATTGCCAGCAGGGCGGCTTTGAAGACGGGGCAGATGCAGGTAGTGAGGGCCATGGGTGGTTCCTTTAACGGTCGACGATCTTGAGGGTGATGGTCCGGTCGTCAGTGCGACCGTCCAGGGTGGTGATACGGCATGTGAGCTTGAGCGTTTCCCCGACCGTGCCGCCAGAGACGAAAGCTGTAGCGGTGGTGGTGGTGTAGGACGAATTCGCTACGGTCAGCCCCTCGTCCGGTATCCACTCAACTGTGTCGATGGTGTCTTCGATAGCGGTCAGCCAGGCTGTCCAAGCGAACGTGTAGTCGAGGACAGCGTCCGGGTCTTTCAGGTATGGTTTGCTCATCAGATCCCTCCATACGCTACAGTGGAGACTGGGCGCCGTAAGCGACCCTGCTCGGTGCGGGCGCGAGCGCAGTACAGCTCGAACTCCTTGCGGTTCAGTTCGGCTCGGCCTTTGTCCCCAGCGTCTGCGTCCTGCACACTGTAGGCACGGTACTTGACCCAGTAGAGGAGGTTGAGCACGTGCTGGGCGTCGATCTCGAAGTCATCGCCTGCTGCCACGTCTGCGGGTAGACGGAAAGTCCTGAGCTCAACCGTGGAAGCCACGTTCGGGATCGGGAGCGCACGTAGCGCGCCCTTCTCGAGCCCAGCGATGAGCACCTTCAGCGGTCCCGTGCCGCCATCGAACCAGAGCCCTGCGTTCGTCATCTTCTCGGAGGCGACGATCGGAATCTCTTTTCCTGTGGCCGAGTCATGGGCGCTGCGGATCTTCAGGATGTTCGGATCGATGTCGTACCAGATGGTCCCGACCCTGATACTCAGCGTGTAGCTGCGCGAGTCCTCGATACCTTCGGTGAGCCTGCAGAACTGCTTCTGTGCCTCGTCAATGTAGGTGTAGACGAAGTCGTCTTGCCACAGATACGGCTGCGCGTTGTCTGACACCTCTGTGCGAAACAGGGCGAGGAGCTCAGTGGTGTTCATCAGACTCCAGCGCGATCGAGGTTGAATTTGACCCACGTGGTGTCGCGCTCCTTGACGCTGATCGACCTCCAGCCGAGCTGCTGTGCCAGCACTGCGCTATGGGGGACACCTGTGGCTGAGAAGTCCTCGCGGCGTCCGCGCAGGATGATCTTTTCGAACGCCGCGAACAGGGCCTGCTCGCGGTCGTCCTGGGTAACCGGTTCACCAGGGCCGTCGCTCAGCGCAGGCTCAGGGAGCTCCTGCGCGGGCACGACGCCCATGGAGATGAGATCTTTGTGCATCTGAGGCGGGCAGTACGTGGGTACGCCCTTCTTCAGGATGACTGAGCGACCGCAGGTAGACACCACGGTGATGTCTCGGGGTGCGATGTAATCCATGGCAAGCTCTCTATGAAAGGACGAGCAGGCCGGCTCTCACCGCCCTGCTCTGACAGTCTCCGTTTAGGAGATCTGAATTTCGCTGCTGCGGTTAGCGATGATGTACTCGATGCGTACGGCCATCACGCCGGTGGTGCACACATCATCCGAGCTGAACGCCAGGCGAATGTTCTGACCCGTGCCGATGTAACCAGTCGGGGTGATCGCCTGGTAGCCAGCGCCCTTCAGGTCCGTGGACGCGAGGTAGCGGGTGGCAGAGCCGGAGTCACCGATGGTTACGTCGTAGCCAGCCGTGTCGAACGCGGTGGTGGTCGTGACAGATCCGCCGATCACCGTCGCGCCGGGAGGCAGCGGGATGATCTCGAAAATGCCAGCGGCACCGCCAGCGTTGGCTGCACCGAAGTCAACAGTGTTGCCTGCGGAGTTCACCATCGTGTCGTCGAAGTTGAACGTGAACTCAGCCACCAGGGGGTACTGAGCGGTACGGGATTTGATCTTAAGAGTCATGGTCTATCTTCCTTAGATGTTAGATCAGCTGGCCACGTAGCAAGAGATCACACCGAAGTCTTCGACCGCGTTGGACTCATAGATGTTGCCGAACTTCGGCTTCAGGAAACCGAGGATCTTGCCGACGGCGATACCCTGGGAGTTGCCGTAGTCGAACTCTTCCTCGTTCCAGATCGGAGCGCCGATGTCCGCCATGCCGAGTGCCTGGGCACCGCAGAACAACATCTGGCAGCCGTTGATCGTGCCACCCGAACCGTACTTGCCCGAGGACAGGCCGGAAGTGTTGGGCACATGACGGAACTCATGCAGGTAGATGCCGTCGATCTTGACGGTGTCGCCGCTGAAGAGCTTGTCGTTGACACCAGAGTTCTGGCTGTAGCGCAGGTTGGCGTTGTAGTCCGCATCTTGCTTGAGCTTGGCCATGGCCTGGGGCGTCAGGAAGGCGTGGAACGTCTCCTGGCCACCTTCACCACCGACACCGCGCATGTAGCGGTCTTTGGCGTAGGCCTTGAGCTGGACGAACGTCTTCCACTGAGGGAAGTCAGCGGAGCCGACGTCAGCAGAGGTGTTCGTACCAGTAGCGCTCGTGTGCAGCGTGCCGGTCGTTGCGTTCCAGCGGGTCACACGGCGCGTAGACGGAGCAGCGACGTCTGCGTTGAACTCCAGGTATTGGAGGTCAGAGCCGACACGAGTCGCGCCGTTGGGCTTGTAAGCGTAGCTGATACCAGCCAGCGTCTGGAACGCCATCTGATCGATACGGTCTGCCAGCCAGTAGGCCAGCACGTTCTTGCTGTTCTCACGGAAGCTGACGATCGATTTTTGGTCGGCCATGCGGCCTTCGTGACGGTTAGCGTGACGGAGCTGATCGATGCGGATGACTTGTTCGAAGGTTTGCATGCCTTCCTCGTTACCCAGCAGCGTGCGATCGCCTGCTACACCGTCGCCCTGCAGATCTGCGAGCAGCGTGATGACAGCGCGGGCGCCCTTCTCGGATTTCTTCAGCTCGGTGATGTGCTGAATCATTGAGTTGGAATCGGATCCAAGGAATTTGTTGATGAAGGACTGATTTCGGGCATTGCGCCACAGATCCATCGACCACAGGGTCTTTTGCTCGTTGGTGAGCAATCCAAAGTTGGTGAGCGCCATTCGGCACCTCCTATTACTAGACAACATGAAACAAACTGGCTCGTTCGAGCCCCTTTGCCGCATGTCGTCGCAGCTAACGGAGGTGGAGATTTATGTCGGAAACCTACCTAAACCGATACCATTACTATAGCACGTCTTTGTTAGATGTGAGATGAAAAAAGGGCCTAGCGATAAAAATCTGCTAGGCCCAACACCGGCCACACCGCCTGTGACCAGTCGAGGGGAACTATTTCGCTGCGTCTTGATACGCCTTCTGGCAAGTAATCAAGGCGAGCCGGATGGTTTCTGCTCTGGAATTTTCCCAGACAAGAAACTGGCTATCCGGTCTGTAAAGCTCGGCCCCAGTACATCCTCGCCCAGCATCTCCAGCGCTGGCAGACGCGGGCACGGCTGGACGCTCGGGGCGGTTGCGCAGGCTGTCAGTAAGAGCAGCAACAGTACGCTGAAGTTTGGCAGTTTCACGGCGTTTATCCTCTCTGAGTTTGTCCATGCTGGCCTGGAGCTCGGCCTCTTTCG